GATTAATTTTTTGCAGTTCAGTAAGATCCGTATCACTGTCCAAAAGTTGCTTGTTTAGATCAAACAATTTTTGAGAAATATCAACTCGTTCTCTCCCTGTTTTTTGTTTGTCTTGTTGCGCTGTAGGCTTAAAAGCACCAGAGGTTTGAGATGCTAAATTTTCAAAATTACTGGGTAAAGTTGAAGTTTTTGCAGCAAGTGTTTTTAGCCCTCGCTGGAGGTTAGCAACAAAAAGTTCTTGAACATCTTGGTCAGTAAATTTAGCGGCATTTGCGGCCTGTGTACGCATTCTGCTAACAAATTTTTCTCCTCCAAGTGGCTCAAACAACTCAGGCAAACCTCTTTCACCAGATGGAATACGGCCTCTCCCAAGAATTTCTTTTGCAGCTACATCCTTTGGCTCAGAAGCCATTGAAATCAAATCGTTAACCGCACCCAGACCTCCACCTACGTTCGTACCAATCCCTCGGATTAAAGGCCCAAGACTTTCAATAAGGTCAGCAAGCTCCCTAAACGATGTTGCCATCTCAGGGATGATGTCCTGCGTCAATGCAACCTGAACGTCTTCAGTAGCATTTTGAAAATCTTTGATAGCAGCGGCAGGGCCTTTAAGAGCTTCTTCAAGCTGACCAGCGCCTTCACGCTCAACACGGCCAAGTGCAGCAATAACAATTTCACTTGAAATTTGCCCTTCTTCGCCAAACTTTTTAAGGGCACCAACCGTTGTGCCCATTTCAGTCGCGATTGCCTGAGCAATCAATGGAGCCTGCTCAAGAATTGAGTTAAGTTCCTGTCCTCTCAATACGCCACTACCAAGAGCCTGACTTAACTGCAGGAATGCGCCAGCCGATTCAGATGCAGTTGCACCGGCAAGAATCGTCGCCGTATTAAAACCAGCAAATGCAGTTTCAATCGTCTGCATTGACAGGCCCATTGGCCGCAAACGTGCAATCAAACGAGAAAGCTGAGTGTTGGCTTCTGTTTGGCTGAGGTTAAATTTTTCAGCCGCACGCTGTGCTGCTTCTTGCGCTTGGGCTGTTTCACCAAATCTTTGAGTAAGCAGCCTTAAGCGACGCTCAGACTCATCTCTTTGGATTCCAGCTTGCAAAGCTTGTTGGCCAACCCGAGCAACACCAAAGCCAATTGCAAGTTGTTTTAGAGATGCCCCAAGCCCATTGTTTGAGGTTTTGGCTTGGTTTGCCGTACCATTGGCTGATCTTAATCTTGTCTCATATTTTTGTATTTCATCGCCAAGCCTGTTATATAAAGAACCATTGAACTTAACAACAACTTGCAAGTCACGCAGTGCCTTTATTTGCAAACGCATTGCTTGCTCGCTATCTCTTACTTTCGCCGACAAAACTCCTTGGACTTGAGAAAGTTTTGGTAAACTTTTTTGCTGCGCCTGAACACTTATTCTTACTTTGTTCGAAGCAGCAGTAACGCGTTTAAGTATATCCTCTGTTTTCTTAAAGGATTCATTTGTCTTATTAGCTTCTTTCCTGACTTGGGTAAACGCTCTGACAGGCTGAGCAACCTTGACAAGAAGCTCAACTGTCGATGGTACGCTCACGGAAAGTCCTCCAGTCTCCTAATACTACCGCCGTCTTGTCTTCGCGCGATCCATTGCCTGCTGCTCCCGCTCACCTTTCAATTGATAGTACGCAGCAAAATGCACAAGCTCCGCATCGGTTAACTCCGTACGAAGCCTGCTAAGCGTCATTCCCAATTCGCAGCACAAGAAAAACTCAAAGTTGAGCCAGCTGTCCTGCTTTAGTCGTTTTTTGCTTCTTCCATGTCGGCGTCTTCACCGACGCCAAACAAGAACAGCTCAATCTCGTTCAAGACAGTCTCAGGCAACTGCCGCTGCAACTTCGGGGCATCAGCAGAGGCAAAAGCTTTTGAGCCATCCTCAAGCTCTGCCATCTGGCACAGCATCTGCGTACTGATGTCTAATGCTTCTTCAGTACCAGAAAGACTTTGTGCTTTCTTGCGGTCAGCGCGTGTGATCGGCTTAAAAAACAGATCAACGACTTTTTCACCTTCAGCGTTTTTTAGTTCAAACTTACGGCGCTGGTTGAGATCAAATGCCCCAACCAGCAGATCGACGGTGCGATTTTGAGCCATTAAATAAAAGCTTGCGCTTAAATTATAGACCTAAATCACTGCAGGTTCAAAGTGATTGCGCCGCTAGTGATGAAGCTGCAAGAAACAACGACCAGTTCACCAACAGTTGAGGTGATCTCCATGTCAGTGATGATGCCATTGAATTTGGCTGAGTCGGTGTCAGCACTTGTACCAGTGGTAAACAACTCAAAAGTTGCGTCGGCCGTGTCAGCAGTCGTAACCACATCCTCAAGGAAAGCCGCTTGTCCTGTTGCGTCTGGATCGTAAACCAGCTCAACAGTGCCGGACCCTGAAATCAGGCTGCCAACAAAGCTGCGGAAAGTATCGCCTTGCTTTGAAGTGTCGAGCGTTTCTTTCGTAGTGGTTAAGCTCCAGCTACGAGTGCCGACGATTGTTGCATTGGATGAGCCTGCAGCGTCGAACTGGACTGCTCCTTGTTCGCCTCGGATTGTGGCCATGGTCAGAGTTCCTCGATGGATTCAAAGGTCACACGGACCTGGGTTTGGAAGTAGCCCTCGGGTGCTGCTGAAAGCAGTACCTCTGGACCTGTTGCAGCGTCGAAGAAAACCCCCGACACGATGACCCTATTGTAAAGGTCTCGAATCCTTTTGCCGATGATGTAATTGGCTCCAGGGCCAACACCTTTGGCAGAAAAGATATTGATGACAACAATTCCAATAATTCTGTTTTGAGAATCAGTTGTTAGCCCTTGGCTTAAATACTCGCTAGCACCAAAACTTACAAGACATTGCACAAATGACGAATTAGGCGTTGGCTCAAATGCCATGTTGTGAAACACAACAGGAATAACCGGACTGCTTGCCAGCTCAGTTGCTAAGCGAGCTTCGATGGTTGACCTGATGGTGTTGAGATCGGCTGCTGCCATCAGATGCCTCTAGTGATCCGCCTCATGACTTTAGGCATCTCCAAAGACACGACCTCTTTCAAAATTAACTGTGGATAGCTCTGAGTGACCTTAGGAGTGCCTGTCGTTTTAGGCGTTTTGCCTGGAGCATATTTACCCTTCCAAGAAGGGGGCATTGACTGTCCAAACATGACAGCAGGCGCGTAATCCTGCGTATCTGATCCATTGGGGTTGAGCTTGGAACTGACGTAGACACGTCCCGTAAAACGATTTACAGATTCCTTTTGCCAAGAGCTAAGCAAAGTGCCAGTAACCACTGGCGTCCCAAGTCCAGGAGGGGTGGAAGTTCTCAACCTCACAAACAACTCATTTGTAAGAGAAGTAACCAACCGCTCAACCTGCGACTCAAACAAATCAGCAATCTGATCAATCGGAATGCCTGCAGTCCGGCTAATTGTTTTAGGCGTACGTGCCATCGTTATGCTCTCAGGATTAGTTCGTGAGTGATCGCCGTATTGTCTTGCTCCGTAGTTTCAACCTGAATAATTTGATGCACAATCGTGCTGATCACAACGCGATCCTTAGTCTCAGGAGCTGACGGCAAATCCTTCGCTGCAACAGTGAGGCGCTTATCACCTTGCTGAACAAGCTCATTTACCTCGCGAACGCTTACGCCTTCCAGCACACCTTTCACGTCGGTGTCGCTGGTTGTCTCAGCAATTGCGCCCGTTGTGGCGTTATAACTGCCGGCAGAAACGTAACGAACTGTCACATCACCGCCAAAGGTTGCAATAACCGTTCCGGCTACTTTCTCGAGGGATTGAGCAAGTCCCATCAGACGCTATAAACAACGACATGACCAGAGGTCAAAGTAATCGAAGTAAAAATTACGCCTTCAATGCAAGCTCCGGTGTTTATGTTGATCGCAGACGGGGCACCTGACCCGTTCTCAGTAATGCCTTCAGAAGTCATCGCGGCAATGACTGAGTCTTTCAAGGCTTCAACCTTGTAAAACCTGCCAGTGTGCGCGGCTGTATCAGTGATGATAATTGCCTTTGACGGCGAATAACCCATGCCCATGATCAGCTCCGTTTGATTGCGATGTTGCCTGGTCCGCTAATTCTAAGCCCTGTTAAGTAACGCTCGACCATTGGCGGGATTCGATCTGC